TACACAATCCTATCAAGCCTCAGCCTTACTTGGTTGAAGACCAAGACCCTATGGGTATGCTAGGTGAGATGGCGTTTGCGCTGATTACAGGACACGCAGTAGACCTCGAGCAAAGGATAGAGGGTGATGAAGGGTACGACTTTATCGTTCCTCTGAAGTTTACTATTGACGTTAAGACAACAGCCAAGACAGAGAAGTCTAATAACCTCATGGTTCAAGAGGGTAAGGTAGAAGTCTAATAACCTCATGGTTCAAGAGGGTAAAGTTAAGGCTGACATCTACGTCCTTGCGATGGTAGAGAATGATATGCCAGACTTCGTGGGTTGGGCTTGGGGTAAACAGGTTAAGGCTGCGCCTACTAGAGACTTTCGCTCAGGTTATCAAAGCCACTACATTCCCATAGATAACTTATCTCCTATGGATGAACTTTATAAAAGGCTGCACAGATGAAGATCGTAGAAATATACCCAGTGTCAGTAGAAGAGGTTAATGAATGGCTAGTCGATGCTATGTATACAGCAGAGGGTCATGACCGGAACGTCATTGGCACTATTGGGATTATGCTCGAGGACTTCAGCGGGTTTATCCATGACAATCCAAATCTAAAGAAACTCTTTATGAAATACTTAGAGAGTGCAGAAACAGAAGACGAGGTAATACATTGAAATCCACAGACTATCAAGTAGCAGGTAGCCACTACCAGAAGTTAAAGATTCAGCCTATTGATTACATCTTGGCTAACGAGTTGGGCTTTTGCGAGGGAGCTATTGTGAAATACATCTCGCGATGGCGTGATAAGGGGGGAGTGGACGACCTTAGAAAGATCAAACAGTTCTGCGAATTCTTGATTGAAGAGGAGCTAAAAAACAAGCCCCTCCCCACGATGGAGGAGAGGCGTTTACCAAGGGGTTAGTAACTGTACTTTCTTTCGCCTAATACTTGTTTGCGCCTTTGTTCGATTGCTCTATCAATTCTTTCTAGCTCTTGAGATTTAATTTGTCTTTCTCTTTGCGTCTCTCCGTTTGCGTCAAGCATTAAGTAGTTAGTATAGAACCTTCCAATAATAGGAAGTCCTCCTATTACTTTTGAGTTCTTTATATTTAACTCTTCATTAAGAGCTTTTGCTGCATCTAGTCCTGCCGCTTCAAAAATTATAAGAGGAGGCAATACTGTTTCTACTGTTGCTCCGACAATATCTCCTCTTTCCAAGTAGCGATCTACAACGTATCTGCTAAATCCTAAAGTCCTGAGCAGCCCATCTCCAAAGTTGTTTGGAATATCTCCTGCATTAAAACCTCTGCCAAGCATAAAATCTTTAGCTTCAATTAATGTTGCTTCAGAAAAACCCATAGCCATTGATAGGTATAAAAAGTTTTTTGCAGCTTCTTTGTGTCTCCCTTTTTTTGCATTCCCAATAATATCTCTTCTAATCAGCCCATCATAAATTGATTTTAGCGTATAACTTTTTAGCATGGTTAGTACGCGCCAATTAGGTTGATTCACTACCGCAGAAATCTGCTCTAAATGTGAAGTAGGATACAAGTCTGATGCATCTAGAAACAAATAGTCTTTAACATTATCTGTTAACCTTTCGTTTCTAAGATCATCCACAAGATCAGCAAAGTCATCTTTAAATACTCCGCTGTAATCTTCTCTTAATTTGTTTAAGCCTTCCCTAGTTTGAACTTGCTTGCTTGCTTTGCGTAAAGCTCCTTTGAGATACGAGCCTTTCATAAATTTATCTAACTTAGTAAATCCAGTTAGATAAGAATTTAATAATCTTTCTGTAAATTTTCTATAACCTTTTGCTATGCTTTTTGTTGTTCCCATTTCAGCAGCAATGACATCACCTAAAATGTTTTCAACTTTTATATCCTTTCTTCCAAGAGGATTTAACAACGCTTCTGCGGTTGGAAACAATCCGTTTCTTCTTATGTGGTGTGGTACGTCACCAAGCTGCATCATCGTTGAAAGATAGTTAGTAATTGTTTGGCTGTATCCAATTGATTGCACTAAATCAGCCAAGCCGCTTGGAGTTTTTGGAGACTCAACAGCAAGTTTAACTAATCTTTTTATCTCTGGAATGTCTTGCTTGTTAATAGCACCTGAAATTTCTTCACGAGCAAGCAGCTCTCCAAGAGAGTCTTCTATATCTAAAAACAAATTGTCTGCTTTTGTTTTTGCTTGAGCGCCAAAAAAGTTTTTTGTTTCTATTGTGTGATATGCGTCATTTATATATTTGTAAATTCCAGACTCAAAGTCATCGTAAAACTTTCTGTTGCCTTCATTAATTACATTGATTGTTCTGGCTTTTGTAAATCCTTCTCTACCTGAAGATATAGCCTTATCTCTTCTTTGTATTACAGAATTATAAACAACAGACTCTTCTTCAGATGTTAAATCAGAAACTTTTTTTCCTAATTTTTTTGCTAAAGATTCAAGCTCTTTATCTATAGCCGCAACTTCAACAGACTTAGATCCGTAATATGCTCGCAATCCATTCCTGTCTAGCAAATATCTTGGTATAAATCCTTTTCTGTAATTAACTTGAATTCCTGCTTGTTGCAAATCAGTGTAAATTAGGTCTAATACTTGTCGAATATTGTCTACAGTGTCTGCCCCAAGGCTTGTATTTTCTGTTAATATTTTTTTTGCAGCATCTATATTCCCTTCCAAAAGATTATCATTAAAAGAACCTCTTAATGTTTTTGGTAGGTTTTTGTTTATAGCATCCAGATGAGGCTTTACCTTGTTTGCCATAGCAAACGCTCTTCTTCTTTTCCTTCCCTCTGATCGCACTAATTTTTGAGATAAAGTTTTGCTGTATCTTGCTATCTCAGAAGATAAAATTCCAAGATTGTTTGAAAGAATACCTGATCCTAATGCGTCAGATGATGTTGCCTCAAGTATAGCTTTTGCTTGAGGTCTTGTTGGAACTACAATTTTTCTTCCTGAAACTTTGAGCGTTTCAACAACATCTTCTGTTTTCATCCCAATTCTTTGACCGACAACTTCTGGTAGTTTTTGAGGAGCAATGTCTTCGGTTGCTTGAATTTTTACAATCTCATCATAAATAACTTTAGCGTCAGCGTTTGCTTCTTCTACTCTTTTTCTATTTTGTCTTTCTGCATAACTTCGTTTAGAGCTTTTTGTTATCTTATTAATTGCTGCTCCTATTCCAACAGATGCAACAGAGCCTATAGCAGAAGACTCAAGAATAGCTTGAGGATCGTATATCTCTCTTTCTTCTGCCATTTGATCTAGTATTTCGTACTCTGCTCCAAGCAAAGCACCAATACCTGCCATTGCTTTATATGATTTTCCAATAGGAAACAATGTTGTTGGCGAAGCTAAAATTTTTCCCGCCGTTCCTAAGAATTCCGCAACAGGAGAGTCTGGTTCTTGATATGAGAATTCTGGATAATCTTCTGCAAGCCTTCTTAATTTTGCAGCTTTAATCATTTCGCCACGAGTAACTTCATCGGCTTGATTAAATCCTTCTCCGTATGCTTCTTCTGGCGATAAGTATTTAAACCCATCAGAGTCAATAACAAACAAACCCATAGGCCACTTTGCTTCTGCCCATATGGCTGCATTGGTCACATCATTTTCAGAAGAGCTAAAAAAATAACCTAGCTCATCCAAGAATGAAGGATCTTGTTTGTCTACATCTAACTCTGGAGCTACTGGCTTTAAATCTGGATCAAAGTTTAATATTGATTCTATTTTATTTGGAGCAAAAGACTCTATACTGACTTGAGGTTGTAAAACCTCTGCTTCAGCATTTCTTTGAATTGGATTTTCTTCACTAACTCCCGCAAGCTGATCTGGATTTAATAAAAAATTATTATCAACAGTTTCTTCTATCGGCTTGTCTTCAGACATGGATAGTATTGATTCAATCCTGTTGTTTGCTAATAGTATTGAGTCTGCCATTTATATGCTTCTCTTATCGAGGAAGATAAATTCTATTGTATCGAATCTGCCTTGTCTCAGGGTCTTTATCTAATTGTTTATTCGGAAGACGATTAGGATAAAGCATAATTAAATCGCCAACACTTGGAGTAAATCCTGAGCCTTCAAATTCTCCACTGTCAATTTGAGCTTGAGTAATTGGCTCAAATTTTAATTCATCATTTTTTGAAATCTGCTTGGCTTTAAAAAATTCTTTAGTTAACAAAGGATGAACTATAGAAGGATCAGCTAAAGCATCGTTGTTAATTACTGCTGCTCTTGGCTTATTTAATCTATAATTATTTAAAACAGTTTCAATTGCTGTTTCTCTATCTACGTTATTAATAGTTACTTCATCATATATTGCTTGAGCTATTGCTTCTGTAGAAGCTCCTGCTTCAATATATTGTCCAAAATTTTCTAATGCTAAATTCTTATATTCTGGTTTTTCTAATCTAGGAATTGCTCCTGCTGCTGTTCCTTGATTTTGTCCTACAAAAGAAACAATCGCACCAATTCTATCTGATGGATTTGTTTCAGGATTTCTTCCTTCGTTTGTTCTAATCATTACCTGATAAGAAGCATTAGGGCTTTCAATGTTTAAATCTGGATTTAACCTTAAAACATCAGATCCTTTTATAGAAGCAATTGTTGTTTTGATTTCTGGATCTTCAGTAAACTTTTCATATATTGATGTTAATTGATTACTTGTAAGGTTGCCTTGTTCAATAATATTTGCATATTCTGGATTAGTTTTTCTAACAGTGTTAACAACTAAAGTTCTTTGATTATTTAGTCTAGCTTGCTCTTCTTCAGAATCTTCTCTTGTTGTTGCTGCATCCAAAAGCTGTTCTTCTAATCTTTGTGTATTTAATATATGTAAAGCATCTGCTCGTGTTTCAGCTTTTTGTGCGCGAGATTCTGCTGACCTAGCTCTTTCGTCAGCTTCGTCTTGTCTGCGAATAGTTCTATTTCTGTCAGCAATGCTTTGAGTTAAAGAAATTGCCTCTTGCCTTAATGCTGCTGCTCTTATAGGATCTGTTGATTGTAATTTGTTTGCAGCTTCAAGAAGTCCGTTAGGAGTAGTCAAATCTATACGTCCAATTTCTTCAGCCATCTTCTCGCCAGTAGT